GACGATCGACAACTCCCAAGCGGTCCAGAACTCGAGCGGGACCAGTTTCAACATCCTGCTGATCGGCACCGCCTCGGCCGGCTCTGCTGGCCCCGTCGACGAGGTCGTTCAGATTTTCGCCGACACCGACGGCGTGCAATGGGGCGAAGGCGGCATGCTCGATCGCATGATCCGCAAAGCGAAAGCGAACAACACCTTTTCTGAAATGTTCGCGATCGCCCTTGCCGAAAACGGCGGCGGTACGGCGTGGTCAACTGCGATGACCGTCCCGGCCGGCACCGCCACCGCGGCCGGCGTCCTGCATATGTACATTGCCGGCGATTACGTCCCCGTCGCCGTCGCCGAGGGTGACGATCAGGACGCGATTGCGGCCGCCGCTGCTGCAGCGATCAACGCTGACACCGGGCTTCCGGTCACCGCCTCGGCTGCGCTTGCGGTGGTCACCATCACCGCGAAATTCGCCGGCGCCGCAGGCAACTCGATCACCGTCCAATTCAACCGCGGGATCAAAGAGGAACTGCCCGCGGGTATCTCGACCCCGACATTCGTCCGCACATCGCGCTTCCCTACGAGGACACGACCAATCAAAACCTGATGAAGGACGAACTCGACGCTCGGTTCGGCCCCCTTGATCAGGAATGGGGCGTGAGCTTCACCGCTGTGAATGACAGCACCGCGAACCTGATCGTTTACGGGAACGCCCGCAATTCACAATTGCAGGTCTATCCCGAGTTCGATCCGGGGCATGCGTCCGAGCTTTACGCCAGCCTGGCGGCCCTCGTCGCCAAGGGCGTGACCGAGGCCGACCCCGCGCGACCCTGGCAAACTCTCGGCCTGACCGGCATCGCTGGCGCTCTGCCCGGTGTGGGCCAGCGTCGCAGCCGCAGCGAGCGCGAAAGTCTGCTGAACAACGGAATCGCGACGACGAAAGTCGCCGACGATGGCACCGTTCAGATCGAGCGCACGATCACCAGTTACCAGACCAACCCGGGCGGCGCGCCCGATGTCTCCTACCTCGACCTGATGACGCCGGTCACCGCCTGCGTTTTCCGCGACGCCGTGAACGATCGCTTCCGCCTGCGATACCCCCGGCACAAGCTCGCCGGGGACGGAAACGCATTCGGCGCTAATCAGCCCGTGATGACCCCCGACCTCGCGCGCAATGAGATCATTTCGGTCTTCTCCGATTTCGTCGACCGCGCGCAGATGGAAGACCTCGAGGGGTTCAAAAACTCGCTGATCGTCGCGCGATCCGACACCGACAAAAACCGCCTCGAGTACAGTTGCAATCCCAACGTGGTGAACCAATTCCGCGTACTCGCCGGCGTGATCGCTTTCATCCTCTAGCGTGAAAAGGAACAGACCAGATGGCACAACTCACAGGACGCGGCGAATTTTTCATCAACTCGATCAAGATGGCCACGATCGCAGGTGGCACCGTCGACGCCGGCGGCGAGGTCCGCGAGACCGTTCGCGGGCAGTTCGGGCCGCTGGGCTACAAGGTCACCGACGTGGCCCCGGGCGCGGTCGAGATCGAGGTTGCCCACAGCGCTGATGTCGACATCGAAAACGACCTCGATGTGACCGATGCGACCGTGATCGGGATCATGGATACGGGGACCACGTTCCTGATCATCAATGCGACTCGTGTCGGCGACCCGCCGCAGTTGAACGTCGAAAGCGGCACGATCTCGCTACGCTACGAAGGCAAGGTCGCCGAGATCCTCTGATGATACACTCGGCGCATGAGCACAAACAGCGAAGCGCCCGCGTGGCATGAGGACCCGCGCGTCGAAACGACGCCCACGCATTACCTGATCGACGTTGTCGGGGGCTACGGCCCCCCAATGACCGATGTCGAGGCCGAACTCGAGCGGGAGCCGTCGAACCTTCCGCCCGACAAAGTGCGAGTAAAGCGCAGCTTTACCGCCGGCGATCAGCTCGAGCTAGACAACTATCCCGAGGCGACGCCCGAAAAGGAGCGTCACCAGACGATCGCCTTCGCCTGCATTCTGACCGGGCTCCCGATGCGGCATATGAAACGGATGAATTTCGCGGACTACTCGCTAGTCCTCGACGCCGTCAGCGAGGCCCTCGCGGGAAAGGGGCGGGGCGCGGAGGGCTGATCGATCAGCAGATCGCGGTCGTGATGCACTGTTTTCCACAGTTGGGTCTCGACCGCGTCGCAGCCATGACGATCGACGGGCTGCGCTGCTGGTTCGAAAGGGCTCTGACCGCGCTCGAGCATAGGTGAACGATGGCAGATCTCGCGCTCAACATTCGGATCCGAGCGATCAACGAGGCGGGGCGCACGATCCGCCAACTAGCAAACGACATCGATCGCATGGGAGGCGGCCGCGCTGGCGGTCGTCGAGGCTCGAGCAACGCCGCCGGGGCTGCCGCTGTGCGGCGCGAGGCGGCCCGCGTACGCCGTGACAGGGAGCGCGAGCGAATCGCCTCCCTTCGGTCTATCTCGGACGCAGGGCGGCGCTCGCAGGCCCTGATCCGCGGACCAATCGAGGCCGCGAACGCTTTTCAGTCTGCGATCTCTGACGTTCAGACGCTGCAGGTCGCCAAGGCAATCCCGACCGAGCAACTCGAGGCCGCCGCGATGTCGGCGAGCACGGCGTTCGGCCGAGACTCGGTTCAGCAGGCGAACGCGTTTTTTCAAGCGTTCAGCGGCGGCGCGGGCAGCATGGAGGAGGCCGCGGCCCGGGTCGAGACCGCGAACAAGCTCGCCACGGCCGGCGGCGCGGAGCTTTCCGATAGCCTCGACGCCCTTAGCGCGACTTCAAACGCGTTTCGCGAACAGGGCCTCGACGTCACGAAAGCGGCCGACGTCCTGTTCGCCACGATGGACAAGGGCCGCCTCGACATCAGCGACGTGGCCGCGCAGTTCCCCAAGGTGGGCAGCGCCGCCGCGGGCCTGAAAATCCCGATCGAGGAGGCCGCAGCCGCGTTCGCTGCAATCTCGCAGACCGCCCCAAGCGCCGGCCAGGCATCGACGCAGGCGACCCGCCTTCTCGAGTTCAGTTCGAAACGGCTCACAAAACAGGGCCAGGTCGCCCTTCGATCCCTGAACCGACGACGACGCGAACAGGGCCTCGAGGAGGCCGAGGTGTCGGCCGAGGCTCTGCGCCGGCTCGGCGTGGTCGAGTTCGCAAAGCAGTTCGAACAGACGACCGAAAAGGAACGCGCCGCGATCTTCTCGCAGTCCAGCGCACGCGCCGGCCTGAATGCAATCCTCGCGAACCAGACCGTCGCAGCGCAGACCCGGGCCAGCGTGGCCGGGGCATCGGGCACCCTCGACGAGGCGTTCGCCCGCAAAGAAAAAGACCGCGCGAATCAGCTCGCCAAGGCGAACCAGGAACTCGAAAACGCCAAGATCGTGATCGGGACCGAGATCGCACCGCTGATCGGCGAGATCGCGCCCGTGGCCGCCTCGTTCCTGAAATCCGTCGCCGGCTTCGTGAAAGCGAACCCGGGCTTTGCCAAGGCGGCCGGCTCGATTGCGATCGCCTCGATTGCCGCCGGGAAGATGGCTGACACCGTTTTGGGCGTCGGCCGTGCGATGGATGCGGCCAAGATGATCGCAGACAAAGCGTCACCCGCGTTTAGTCTTGTGGCCAAGGGGTTGAGCAAAGCCGACGACGGCCTGACGAAGCTCGCCGGTGCCCCCGGTGGCAAAGCCGGCCTGTTCGGGGTGGGCCTCGCTGCGCTTTCGGCCGGTGCGGCCCTCGGAACGTTTCTCGATCAGTATTTCGGGATCTCCGATGCAATCGCGCGCCGGCTCGCGGGCGTCGACGACGAGAAGCGGGTTCAGACTCGCGGCGTCGACTTTCGCAAGGACCGGGCGGTGGTTCGGGATGCGGCCGGAAACGAGGTGACCGATCGGGGGCAGCGCCTCGCCATGATCCGCGCCGAGCGTCAAAAGGCCGCCGGCAAGTCGCGGGCCGCTGTCGCTGACGTGAACGCCGAGCTTTTGAATCAGGGGTTCACGCAGTCCGAACTCGACGCGGCTCGAGGTGGACGCACCAGCCGTCGCAGCGGTGCGCCGACGCAGGTCGGCCCGGGTAAACTCGACGTGTCGATCAAGGTCGACAGCGACGGCAATGCGAGGGTGACAAACGTGCAACAGAGCAATTTCGAGGGCGACGTTCGAACTGATGCCGGGGAAGGCGGGCTGCCGTAGTGGGTTGGCGCGAGGATCTCAAGGAGGCATCCCTCGACGGTGTCGCGTTCCAATACGAAGAGGTGAACGGCGACATCGGGGCCGACAACGCGATCCATGACGTCGCCACGTCGGGGCGCCCCGTCATCGAACCGATCAGCGAGGGCGCCGAGCTGTTCACGTTGAACGCGTGGCTCGTCGGCGAGGACTACATGATTGATCGAGACCGGTTGATCGAGGTCCTGCGCACGCCCGGGACCCACCGCTTCGTACACCCCACGCGAGGCACCTTTCAGGTCGGCCTGGCCTCGAGGGTCCGAACCAGCGAGCGCCGCACCGAACAGGGGATGTGGCGCGCGACGTTCACGCTTGTGGTCGCCGAGGATCAGGCTTTCCCGCTTATCCGAGACGCGCGCACGGCCGTCACTGATCAGGTCGGCGTCCTGAACCTTTCGCTTCTCGACGCGTATCAACGCCGCTTTCGGCCTGGCGCTTTCGTGAAAGGGATCATCGGCGCGATCGGGCTGGCGACGGGTGCGATGCGCCTCGCCGAGGGCAAGATTCAATCGGCCATGAACCTGACCGAGGCTTTCGGCGACGCGGTGACAGGGTTCACGAAACAGGCCGAGTCACTGATCCGAAAGCCGGACGATATGATCAACGGGCTGACGAGCACGGCCCTCGGGATTTTCGCGGGCGTCGTGAGCTTCGATCCGGATCTGGTGAACTCGCTGCAGCGCAGCCAGTCGACCTTCACGCAGGCGCTGTCACTGATGTTCGACCTCGATCGGCCGGATGAATCGACGACCACGCCCGAGGGTGCGCTCGAGCAACAAAACTCAGTGCAATTTTGGCTGGCGAACCGCGTCTCGACCGTGGCGGCCTCGGCGAACGCCCTCGTCGACCTCGAGTTCGCAAGCTCCGATGAGGTCTTCGCCTTTCAGAGCCAGTACCTCGATGTTTTCGATCAGCTCGCCGCGGATCCCGATCTCGACGATCAGCTGTACGTCCAGATCCGCCAACTGAAAGCGGTCGTTTTCGGTTACCTGTCGGACATCGCGCAACAGCTCCCGAGTATCACCACCTACACGACCGCAAAAACGCTGCCCTCGCTCGTCATCGCTTACACGCTGTACACCGACGCCGAGCGCGACCTCGAGATCGTCGCGCGGAACGATATCAAGCGGCCGACCTTTGTCCCGCCGCGCACCCTCGAGGTCCTAGATGAATGAGATCTCGCTAGCTGTAAACGGCTTTCGGTTCAACGAATGGTCCTCGATCAGCGTCTCGCGCTCGCTGACGACCATCGCAGACTCCTTCAATCTGCAGTACATCGACACGATCACGCGCCGCGACTACCCGATCAAAACGGGCGACAAGTGCGTGATCTTTGTCGGGCCCAATCGAGTGCTGACGGGGTTCGCTGACGTCACGTCCTGGGGTTACGCCGCGGGGCGCCTCGGGTCGCCGACGACCCACAATTTCAACGTGCAGGGCCGCAGCGCCACCGGTGACCTATTCGACGCGTCCGTCCTGCCCGATCCGTCCCATTGGGAAAAAAAGACCTTTCAGCAGATTGCGACGCAGATCTGCACGCCGTTCGGGATCCCCGTGACCTTCTCGAGCAACGTCGACGCGCTGGTGACTACGCCGATCGATCGTCACTCGGTCGAGATCGGCGAGACCGCGGCCGATTGCCTGCTGCGCCTCGCGCAAAAGCTCGGCGTCCTGCTGCAGCCGACGGTTACGGGCGGCCTTCAGATCGGGCGGCCGCCGACGGTGCAAGCGGGCAGCGGGTTGAAACTCGGGCCCTCGGGCGTCGCAGGTGGCCAGCGCACGAGCGACCACCGGAGCCGACACGATCTCTATGTCGCCGTAGGCCAGCGTCAGGGGTCGGGCGACCTTTTTGGGGACGGTGCGCGAGACGGCGAGCAAAAAGCGACCGATCAACGCGTCGCCCGCTATCGCCCGCTGATCTGGATCGAGGATGGTTCGAACAACTCGCAGACGCTGACACGCGCCGCGCAGTGGCGGCGAAACTCGAGGGCGGGCCAGTCCGAGCGCGTCTCCTACACGGTCAGGGGTTGGGAGCACTCGCCCGGGCAACCGTGGGCGCCAGGGCTGACGGTGAAAATCGACGACGATTTCCTGCGCCTGAACAAGGTCGGCCTGATCGTCGAATCGGTGCGGTTCACGTTCCGCGCCGGCGAGGGCTCGAGGACGCAGCTTGACCTAGTCAACGCTGAGTCGATCCAGGGCCTGAAACCGCCGAGCGAGCCGAAGATTTCTGACGGGGTGATGTCATGGTGAACCGCGACGTCGCCATGTTTGTGCGGAAGATGGTCGACAAAGTGATCAGCCGCCTGCGCGGCCTCGTCACTCGAGCGTCGATCCAGGATTCAACGGTGACCGGTCAGGGCCAGGTCGTGACCGCGCGAATGCTGCAGGGCGAGACGCGCCCCGGGGCCGAGTACTTCGAACCGTACGGGATCGCCGGTGCGGTGCCCGAGGGGTCGACGGGCGTCGCGCTTGCCGTAGGTGGGAGCCGCGATCATGTGATCGTTGTGTGCGCCAGCCCCAAGGGGGGCACGCCAGAAGGGCGACAAGCCGGCGAGGTCGACATTTACAGCCGTTTCGGGCAGCGGATCCGGCTGCATTTGGACGGATCGATCTCGCTTTTGCCCGATGGCACGGGCCAGGTGTATCTTGGATCCGACGTGAACCTCGCCCTTCCACAAGTCGCCCGTAACGGTGACAGCGTTCCCGTCTCGGCCTCCTTTGCCGCGTGGGCGGCGAATGTGACCGCGGCGCTGAACGTGGTCCCGGGCACCGTTACGGCTCCGGTCCCCACGACGGCCGGATCGGTCACGGCGACCTCGTCGAATGTGAGGGCGAACTGATGCTTTGGCACCGGTACGACAACGATCTGCAGCGGGGCGACATCGCGCAGGATCAAGCGTCGACGCAGAGCGGCCGGGGAAATCTGACCACGGATCAGGGCCTGATCTCGGCCGCGCAGCTTTCGCTTTTCACAAACCAGCGCGCGCCAGACGGTTTTCCCGTCCCGGGCGAACCGAACGATCGTCAGGGCTGGTGGGGTGATCGGTTCTTTGCGTCCGATTTTGATCTGCCGAACTACCAGATCGGATCGCTGATCTGGACCCTGCGACGCTCGAAAAACCGTCAGCAGACCCTGAACCTCCTCCGCGATTTTGCGATCGAGGCGGTGGGGTGGATGGCTCAACTCGGCGTGATTGACCGCGCCGAGGCGCAGACGTCGCGAGTGCGACAGGATACGGCGTGCGTCCAGCTCGCCCTTTACCGGCCGGGGGACGTCAGCCCGCTTTGGACCCCGGCATGGGAGGTGACGATCGGTGGCCTTTGAAAGACCCACACTAGACCAGATTCAACAACGCTGTTACGCGGATTTTCGCGCAGAGCTACCCGGCGACGAGCCGACCCTACCGCTGACGACCGAGTACGCTTTCGTCGCTGCGCAGTCGGGGCTTTCGCACATGAAGCACGGGCGGATTGACTATGCGATGCGTCAGCAGTTCCCAGACACCGCCGACAGCGAGGGCCTCGACCATTGGGCGAGCGTTTGGGGGGTCCAGCGACAGCAGCCGCAGATCGCGAACCAGGGGTCGGGGATCCTCGTCAGCGGAACGCCTCTGACGCCGATCCCGATTGGGACTGCGGTCGTCAGCCCGACCGATAATCTGACCTACACGACGAGCGCGGCCGCTGCCCTCGACACATTCGGTCAAGCGATCATCCCGGTGGCGGCCGATCAGCCGGGGAGCGCGTACAACAAAGCGCCGAAGACCGAAATGCAGCTTCCCTCGCCGCCGGCCGGCGTGAACAGCTTTGCGATCGTCGCGGGCGTGACCGTCGGGATCACGGGCGGAACGGACCTCGAAAGCGACGACCTCCTGCGTCAGCGCGTGCTCGAGCGGATCCAGCAGGGCCCGATCGTTGGCCGTCCCGGGGATTGGGCGCGCCTGGCCCTCGAGGTCCCGGGCACGACGCGATCATGGGAACAGCCGGCCTTTTTGGGCCCGGGGTCGATCGGCGTGTTTTTCGTCCTCGACAACGATCCGATCAGCGCCGTTCCGAACGCGACGCAGGTCGCCAACATGCAGGCATACCTCGACGCCGAGGCGCCCCTTGCATACACGAACGTCGCGCTCGCCCCGGCCGACGCGCCGCTCGCCGTCAGCGTGACCATCGACCCCGATACAACCGACATCAGGAACGCCGTCGAGGAGGAGATCGCCGATATGCTGCTGCGCGAGGCGACCCCGCTCGGCTTTACCCTGACGACCGTCGTCATCGATCAGGCGCTCGCGCGTGCGGTCGGCGAGGGCACATTCACCCGAACGGCGCCCCTTTCCGATCTGCTGTACACGCTCGGGAACATGCCGATCACTTTCACCGTGAGCTTCTAAGATGCCGGGACTGGAACAATACGGACGCGCGCAGGCCCTCGAGGCGCTTTTTAACCTGTCGGCGACGACCTATGTCGGGCTCCTCGAGGTTTTGCCGATCGATGGTTCCGGCGAGGTCGAAATCAGCCCCCCGCTGTACTCGCGCGTCCTCGTGCAGGATTGGACCACAAACGAGGACAGCGGCACCACGTCGCGGTGCAACGTGAACGCCGTCGGCTTCGGGCCCTATCCGGTCGATGTCGCGATCCGGGGGTGGGCGATCTGGGATGCGCCGCTAGGCGGGAACCTGATCGCGTCGGGTCTGTTTTTCGACACCGGCGGCGGCCAGGCTGGCGAGGTCTTCGTCGACACCGGCGACGACATTCAATTTCAGCCGGGGGATTTTTGCATCGCCCTGAACCAGGATTGCCCGGTCGTTTTCAACGGCGACGGCGACGGGGACGGATGCCCGCAGGTCCTCGAGGTTCGCATTTACGACAACACAAATCCACTTTTGCCGGTGCTGCTGACCACAAAAGGGCCGGGGGATCCGGCGTACTTTTTGGGGTTCAATGCGAACCTTCCGATCAAGGTCGAGATCGATCTCGATCAGCCGATCACTATATTCGAGTGGACGCAGACGTACGCGGACGGCGACACGCCAGATCCACCGACCGCGCAAAGCTACCTGTCGCCGACGTGGACCCTCGAGTACGTGCACCCGCTTCCGGGGGGGCTTGGGAACCAGATCATCACCCGCCACGATCAGACCGTCGGCGGCTCGTGCACTTTCACCGAAAATCTGACCGTTTCGCAGGCGGTCTAAAACATGGCCACGATCAACCTAGTAGCGATCGCAGCGAGCCAGGCCGGCGCCTCGGTGGTGCTCGATTGCACCGACCGCTGTCACGTCGAACCGCTGTGCGACCTGCTGCCGCATGGGCCGATGTGGCCGCGTGAGGAAGACACGACGCTTCACAAGTTGTGCAGTGCCCTGTCGCTCGAGTTTTCGCGCGTCGACAAACGGATCGAGGCGATGCTGCGCGAGTCTTACCCCGACACCGCGCAGGAGACCCTCGAGGATTGGGAGCGAATTTGCGGCATCCCGAACACGTGCACCGGTGCGATCGCGCCGACGGTGGCCGAGCGTCAGCAGGACGTGGTCAATTGCATCACGCAAAACTCAGCGCTGAACTTGCAACTGTTCACCGACATAGCCGCCGATCTGGGATACCCGGCCCCGGTCGTCACGAAAAACGCCCCCTTTTGTACGGGGGTGAACTGCGCCGGCGATCCATTGTGTGGCGTCGACGCGCTGCTGACTGTAACCCTGACCTTCCCGACCGGCGCCGAAAACGTCCTCCTCGCGTGCCTGATCCGCCAGTGGTGGACGCCGGTCTTCTCGCTGATCATCGTCTTTACACCGTAGGAGCAAAACCATGATTCGAGCTGATGCAGACCCCGCCGCCGCGGGCACCGTCGACCCTGATGCGAACGGCCTCGCCGTCCCGGGCTACTGGACCAGTGGCCCGATCTGCACGATCTTCGGGCCCGATGCCGCCAATCACATTCAGGAAGAAATTGCGCGCGTGATCGAGGGCGAGGGCGTGACCCTCGACTTTGCAGACAAGGGGCAATTTGCCGAGATTTTCGGACGCACCACGGGGATCTATGGTGACGGGTCCGACGGCGACCTCGTGCTCGGGATCTCGCAGTCGCTGACGCAGGACGTATTTTACGAAAACCTGACCGTTCAAAGCGGCGTGACGCTCAACCTCGCGGGGCGCCGGCTGTTCGTTCGAAACACGCTGACGATCGAGGAAAACGCGGTGATTTCGAACAATGGCCAGGACGGCGAGTTTTTCACTGGCGTGGCCGAGGCGCAGGGCGGGATCGGTGGCCTCGGGTTCGCGGTCGGAGGCGGCGGTGCCGGTGGCGATGCAAACGGCGGCCTCATTCCGGCACCGCCCAATCCCGCAGGCGACCCGACCCCGGCACCCATTGTCGGGTACTCGGGCGCGGGCGGAAACGGTGGCGCGGGCGGTGCGGGTGCGACCGAGCAAGCCGGCGGCGCAGCCGGAACGGCACCGACGACGCCCACGCTCGCGCGGCCGACGTTCACCCCGGCCATGCAGACCGGTCAGATCGGTTACCAGCAGCCGATCGGAACCTACCTCGCGGCGATGCTTTGCGGTGGCGCCGGCGGTGGTGCGGGCGGCATGGGAACCGACACGCCGCCCGCGAACCTCTGCCGCGGCGGCGGCGGCGGCGGTGGCGGTGGCGTTGCCCTGATCTGCGCGCGCACGATCGTCGGGCCGAGCGCCCCGGCTGGCCCCGCTTTCATTCAGGCCGACGGCGGCTTCGGTGGGCAAGATCTGACGATCCCCGGCCCCGGTACGGGGTACGGCGGCGGTGGCGGTGGTGGCGGTGGCGGTGGTGGGACGGTGCTCCTGACCAGTCGCACGAGGATCGGCGACCCTGGCCTCCTCGTGATCTCGGCCGACGGAGGCCCGGGCAACCTTGGCGGGGCCGGTGACGGGATCCAGGGCAGCCCCGGGGCGAATGGATCGGCCGGAAACGTGTTCGAGCTGTTCGCGTAACATGCGCCAGGACCCACCTTTTTGACACTTGCCTATCAGGTGGGCACGGTCACACAATTGCGGCATGCTGCTACTCGCCGAGGCGATCACCGAGTCGACGACGGTCACGATCTCGCTCAAAGTTCTGTTTTCGATGGTCGGCCTCGCCGGGTCGCTGATCGGCGTGTACGTGGCAAGTCTACGCCGCGACGACCGCCTCGAGGGCCGGATCGAGGACCTCGAGCGGTGGCAGACTGAGTCATGGGGCGGCCCTGGCGGCCACAAACAGATCCTCGACAGCCTGCGGCGCTGGCAACTCGAGCAACGCGGGGCGGATCGCGCGCGTGGGCGGACGCACTATGATTCGAAAACGACCCTCGGGCCGGGGAGTGACACGATCACTTGAAACGTGGCAACCTTGATCCATGGCCACACAGCAGCAGCGAGCAATTCAACCCGACCCGATCGCCGTGGTTCCGATTGCCCTGACGCTGCTGATTTGCCTTTACGCCTATCTGACGATCGCCCCTTAGTTCCAGAGCTTGCGCTCCTTGCAGGCTTGTTCGCGTAGCACGACGCGCACGCGTTCGAACCGCCCGGGGGCGACCTCCTGACAGCCCTCGACCACGTGAAGCACCCGACGGCCGCGAACCTCTGCGCGAACCGCCTCGGCGCGCATCGGGGGCGCTCCTGGCTTGACTGCGATCAGCATGCGCGATCACTACCGCGCCGCGCGCAGTCGCGCAAGTTACGTCACCCCGCCCTCACCCTCGGGGGGCGGGTCGGTGCACGGGCATCGGACGGTGTGGGTCTGAACGTCGGTTCCGTTCCGAAAAAGCGCCGGCATCACGAGGCGCCGTTTGTAGGTGCCTCGGCCGTGACACTTGCCGCAGTTCGGGTCGGGCTTGCGGTACAGGCCGGTCACCGGGGCCTCGTCGCGTTTTTGATCGCCTCGCGCCCTGCAGGGGTGACCTCCCAAACGATCGCCTGACGGCCCGCGCGCGTCCGCTGGCGTCGTGTGCTGTCGACAATCAGGCCGTCCTTGTTCAGTCCGTGCACGCGGGCGCTGCAGGTCTGATGCGACATTCCGAGGTCACGCTCGAGGGCGTCGACCGAGCGAGGTCGGATCGAGATTGCAAACAGGATCTTTTGCCGGTCGCTCGCAGCCTTGCCGCTTTTGCTCTGAAAATAAGCGGCCTCGAGGCTCGTTTCGGTCTGCCCGGTTGGGATCAGTCCGCTGGGCGGCGTGCTCCCGAACAGCTCGCTTTGTACCTCTGCGGTGGCCTCGGCCCACCTCGCGGCGGCGATGCGTCGCCCTTTGGCCGTGGTGATTGCGTCGCGAAGGAATTTCGGGACGTGGGAAAGGCGATTGATCGCGCGCTCGAGGTCGTCGACGGACGCGCAAAGGCTCTGCAGGTGATGTGTGGTGCTCACGAAAATAGTCCTAGCTGCTTTTTGGGCGGGGGCGTGTAGTCTGCCCGATTGGTCTGCGGTGAAACAGCGGCCGCGTGCTCGATCCGAGCCATGGCGATCGCGTGGTGGTCGGGGTCGAGTTCGAACCCCACGAAATCAAACCCCTCTGAAACGGCAGCGATCCCGGTAGTTCCGGAGCCGGCGAAAGGGTCGAGGATGGTTCCGCCCGGTGGGCAGATCAGGCGGCAAAGCCAGCGCATCAGGGAAACCGGCTTCACCGTCGGGTGAAAATTGCGGACCTCGTTTGCGGTTCGACCTGCGCCTGCGCGTGGGTTCGCCTTGCCTGCGCTACCCTCGGCGCGTTCGACAGCCTCGGCGCCGGTGCGTGCGGGCAGGTGTTCGCAGCCGGCTTCGCGCTCGTCGCGGGACGCTTTGGCGGCGTAGAAGAAACGGTCCTGTTCGCCGTAGTCAAAAACCGGAAAGTAGGAAGCCCGATCGCCGAGCTTTGCCGCGGTCTCGGGTGAAAGCACCGCGTTCGGCGGCCACCGGCCGATGACATCGGACGCAGGCGCGTCAGGCATTCCGCGGGCGCTCATGTTCAGCGACGGCCCCCCGGGCTTGTTCGCTGCGGCCGCGTTGCGCCGCTCGTCATCGCCAACCCGGCACGCGTCGACGTGTAGGCCACCGGTTCCGAACTCGAGCACGGTTCCGATGACGGTCCCGATCACCGGCTTGCGGGCCAGGACGATCGGCTCGTGCGCTGGTTTCAGGGCCGTTCCCCAACCGTCCCACGCTGCAGCCTCGGGCGTCGCAGGCTCGGTCACGTCGAGGTAACCGGGCTTCGCCCCTTTCATCCCTGGCAACATGCCGCCGGTGTTTTCCGTGTCCGCGTACCCCGGGCGGCCAAGCTTCGTTCCGATGATCTCGCGTTCGGCCCCGAGCGACTTGTCGATCGCTTTGGCCAGGTCGAGGGATTTCGGGAAGCCGGATCCGTACATCCATTCAAGCATGTCGCGGATCTCAAAACCGCAGTCCTCGACGGCGCAGGCCATTCGGTGATATGTGCGAGTGGCGCAGAAGTTCGCCAGGTGTCCGCCGGGTTTTAGAGCGCGCAGACATAGGCGCCAAAACTCGGGATCGTAAACGATACCCGTCGAGTCCCACGCACGGCCCATGAAGCCTAGCTCATAAGGTCCATCGGTCAGGATCGCGTCGATCGAACAGGGCTCGAGCGCCGCCAGGAGTTCGCGGCTGTCGCCGATGTCGAGGCGGATCATGCTGCGAGTTTACCTTTCAGGGCGACGGCTCCCGCGCGTGGCCCGAGTGTCTCGCAAAGCTCCCCGACGGTTGTCGTCATCAGGGCACGCCAGCGCGCCGCGCTTTGCGAGGTCATCGAATAGATCCCGGTGGCGTTCCAGTGCTCCCCGGGGTTCACGTCGACCGGCCCCGCGCAGTCATGCCAGGCGGCCGCGCTGATCTTGAATCCTGCAGCCCGCAGCGCCTTGATCGCGCGGTTCATCGTGGGCAGCGAAACCCCGATCTCCTTGCAGAGGTCCCGAACGTTTACGTCGCCGTGGGTCAATCGATCGCCGAGGATCGCGGCGGTTTCGAGGGCCAGGCTGCTGATCTTGTGGTTACGGCGCAGCATCGACTGCCTCCGATGGCAGCCCGAGTTCGGTGTAGCGGCCAGCGGTATCGTCGCGATCCTGTTCCGAGTCGATGAAACGATCGCGCATGTCCT